GTGTGTGTAGCGACAAATCCCATGTCGTTAAGAACGTCACGGCCAGCGACAACGGCGCCAAACACGGTGTACCCGGGTCTGTCCATTCGGTAGTTTAGCTGACTGTTCATTCTCAGGTTGATATAGAACTGGCTGCTGGCACTATCGGGGTCTTCGTGGCGCGCCATTGCGACGGTGAAGCGGTCGTTGTGTAGGCGGTTTTTAGACTCGTTTACTATGGGTTTGTGGGTGTCTTTCTTGATCATTTCGGGGGTGTAGCCACCACCCTGTACTACAAAGCGTCGTATCACACGATGAAAAATTGTGTTGTTGTAAAACCCTTCATCCACATAGCGTAGAAAAGATCTCTTGCGCGCATTTCTTCTTTACCGTGGTTCTTCTTCAACTCAAGGAAGTCCTGAATATCGGCATGCCAGGGTTCCAGATACACAGCGAAAGAACCTTTTCTCTTTCCTCCACCTTGATCTACATAACGCGCTTCTTCGTTCATTACGCGCAGCATGGGGACGATTCCGTTACTCTTTCCACCTGTACCTGCGATGTAAGTTCCCTTCGCGCGGATATCATGGATGTGAACACCGATTCCACCAGCGTGCTTAGAGATCTCCGCCATGTCCAGAAAGGTTTCGAAGATTACATTTATAGAATCACCTCTCATCGATTGCAAGAAACAAGAGGACATCTGAGGTCGAGGTGTTCCGGCGTTGAACAGAGTTGGTGTTGCGTGTGTGTACAAGCCAGTGGACATCGAATCGTAACACCTAATTGCAGCCTGAATATCCTCACCGTGGATACCTAACGCAACTCGCATCCACATGAACTGCGGTGTTTCAAGCATGTTCTTGTCATCTTGCTTCAGATATCCTCTTTTCAGAGTAACGATTCCAAAGTAATCGATGTCAAAATCTCGGTCATGCACGATTGCGCGATCAACACGCCTGGCGATCGCTGGCTTGGATACCAGATCTCTTATCTCTCTACTGACGAGAGGTGCGTGCTTGCCGGTTGATGGATCGATGTGATCATATAAACTCTCGATGTTATCAGAAAAACTTAAGGGTATGTTCTTCTGCCATCGAGAAATCAAGATCCGAGCCGCCAAGATCGAGTAATCTGGGTGTGTGGTTACAAGTCGAGCCGCTTCGTTTGCGATGATACCATCGATCTGTTCCGTAGTGATACCATCAACTACAGATTCTGCAACTCTTCTTGTGACCTCAGTAGGTACAACAAACTTGTTGTTTAACCCTTTGCACTGATTCTTGATTCTTGACGTTATTTTATCGAACTTGATTCTTTCTTTAGATCCATCACTCTTGATAACGTACTGGTCCATTAAAAGTCCTCATTCCAATTCAGGTCATTGTTACCAGTTGTTACACCGGCTTTTGCGTATTCAGAAACTCTTCTTTCGAAGAAATTTGTTTTTCCTTCAAGACCCAGCATTTCCATCCACGGAAAAGGATTCTTTGTTCCGAAGTGCTTGGGAACGCCGAGATCTGATAAAAGTCTATCGGCTACGAACTCAATGTATTCCGACATCATCCTAGAATTCATACCAATTAGAGAAACTGGTAGTGACTCGCAGATAAATTCTTTCTCGATCTCAACGGCGTTTGTGATGATCTCTGTGATTCTTTCAGTTGACAGCTTATCAAGGATGTGATCCCTATATAGCATTACAGCAAAATCTGTATGCATCGCTTCATCTCGACTGATTAACTCATTTGAGAAAGTCAAGCCTGGCATGCCTAATCCTCTATGCTTGAGCCAGTAAATCGCACAGAAACTTCCGCTAAAAAAGATTCCTTCAACTGCTGAGAAAGCAATCAACCTCTCCGCGAATGAGTCTGAACTGTCGATCCATTTAAGAGCCCAGTCCGCTTTCTTTCTTACAGAAGGAAGAGTCTCGAGAGCATTTAGCAAGGTCAGCTTTTCTTCTTCGTCGTTAACGTAAGTGTCAATCAGAAGGCTATAGGTTTCGCTATGAATGGTTTCCATGGCCGCCTGAAACGTATATGATGCACGAGCCTCAGGATATTGAACCTCATTTGCAAACCTATAGCAGAGATTTTCGTTTACAATTCCATCGCTTGCAGCGAAAAAAGCAAGAACATGTTTTATAAAATGTCTTTCGTCATCAGACAACTTTTGCCAATCGATCATGTCTTGTGAAAGATCGATCTCTTCGGCTGTCCAAAAACTTGCTTCTTGTCTTTTAAACTCTGTCCAGATTCCATCATGCTGAATTGGATAGATTACGAATCTCTTTGGGTTTGGTGTCAAAATTGGTTCAACAAAATTGGTCATTTCTTATCCTTTATTGCTTGTCTGAGCTGCCTAGACTTCCTTGCGCTCGTGAACTGTCTTCGGTAAGTTTTAAGTATTCAGGATAAGAAACAGTTTCGTAATCATGGAAGCACAACATGGTCACTAATTGTACTGGCAGTTTTGCGCCAGGAGGTAAAATTGTATCTTTTTCCCCTACATTTATTAGGTTAACAAAAATTTCACCTGTGTATCCCGGATCAATAACGCCTGCTCTTGCAACCAGGCCTGTTTTAGTAACAGATCCTCGCTCTTTGATCAAGCCGACAGTACCCTTCGGAAGAACTACGCGGACTCCCGTCGGGATCATAATAGCAGGCTCTCCAAAAGCCGTCCACTTATTTCTTCCCGGAAGCTTCACTTCTGGGCCTGTATTATAAAGATCGAGACCGACTGATTCACCGTTGTACGCAGGCCCGTACTTGAATGGGTCAATTCCTATTTTTCCAAAAATATCTACAGCTTGCTGGGAAAGGGTCATTTTAATTTTCATCTTCTTTTCCTCCGTTTACTTCGGCCCACTTCTTTTTTAAGAGGTCTTTCATTTCTGAGTTTGTTTGTTTTACTGCTTCGTCAAGTGTTAAAGCAGACTCGTCAAGTATTTGAAATCTACTCATTGCAGTATCTATGTGTAACGGAAAAACTATTCCATCTCTTCCCGCTCTATTCTTTGCAACAAAAAGTCGGCCAGCTCCCGTGGCTTTCTCAGTCGGCTTTCTAGACAAAGAGATAACACAGTCCGCAACCATTGCTTTTCCATATGCTTCCGACATGTTTTCAAGCCCGACAATATCGGACTTTGCTGAGTCTCTGTTGGCTTGTGATGCAGTCCAAACCGGTATGTTGAGCTCCATCGCAAGATTTCTAAGTTCCTCGTAGATAAGCTTAAGCTCATGACGAAGAGAATCATATGACTTTGTAGACCTCATAATGTCAGCATAGTCAATCACTATTATCGAGGGAATGAAGCCTTTGAGCATGAGCTTTTCAACGTGGTTCCTTATAGTAAGCGTAGTAGCTGACCCTGTGGGATACTCTTTGATGATAAGCCTCCCTAGATCCATGTCTTTGTATTTGCTTACAACTTCATCTTTCCTGTCTTGGACTTCGTTTGCAGGTATTCCGCACAAGTTAGCATCATATCTTAGACCAACAGCATGCTCAGTAAGCTCAAACGTATAGTGAAGGACGTTTTTCCCGACCCTCATTGCGTTAGCACCCATAGCAACCAACCAGTGAGACTTGCCAACGCCGGTGTTGGCTGTGACAACACCTATTTCACCTCTTCCTAGACCGCCTCGAAGAATATCCTTGTCATCTAGCTTTGCAAGACCTGTTGGGCAAACCTGTCGATTGATCTTGACAAACCTGGCTTCTACATCTTCGAAAAAATCATGACCTGTACTCGATGGAAGTCCTACGGAAACTGCTTTCCTCATGATAGTCAAAACAGAGTCAAACTTTTCAGTCTGAATTAGCTCAACAGATTGTTCTAGCGCGTCTTTAAACGCCTGCTTTCTGCAAAAGTCAAGCGTCTTGTCCTTGACATATTCAAGATCAGAAAGACTTGGACTCGCTTTTACCCTGTGAAGAAACTCTATTATTTGATCTCGAAGTATGGTGTCGTCTTTCTGACCTAGATCATCCTTTATTATGGTGACAAGAAGACCAAGTGTAGGAAAGCACTTATACTTCATATAATAAGCATAGAACTTTTCACTCAAATATTGCAAGTACTTTATGTCAAAAAACATGGGGTTCATGATTTCGATCATCTGAGCAGCCCATTCTTTGTCAGTCATCAAGCTTTGGAAAATCTTCTCTTGGAAAGCTTTTCCGTATTTAGCAAAATGATGTTCAGTGCTGCCGTAGTGGTCTTCCATTTAGTTTCTCCGAATAGATGCTCTTAAAGAAGCGAAAAATTTGTCAACATCAAAGTTATTGATCCCGTATCGGATCATGTCTCTTATTAAATCCATCTTACTCAAAGAGCTTTCTTTGCTCTCAAGCCCTGATGTTATTTTCTGGATCTGAGACGCTGAAAGGTTGTTTATATCAAGAAACATTATTCTCCAATTCCTTCTAGCTACCTCAGAATTCTCAACTATGTTAGTGTATATCTTCAGGCTGCTTTTTTCAAGCATTTTTTCAGAAGATTTCACTATGTCTAGAACACTTACATGTTCTTTTTCCTGAAGCTCTGGAAACCTCTTAGAGAGTGAAGCAAACCCAACTCGAGGAACTCCTTTCAAGTTGTCTGAGGGATCTCCTATAAATGATCGAGCTGTACAAAAGTTATTTACATGAATGCCAAACTTCTCTTTCACGTCTTTAAGATTTATGAATGACTTTTGTCCTGGAGACCATTGAATCACCCTAGAAGAGAGAAGCTGATATAGATCTTTGTCGGAAGAGACTATAACTATTCTATCATCTGGGAAGCAGTATCTAGATATATAGCCTATGACATCGTCAGCCTCACAGTCAGGTATATACATCTGTTCTATGGGCGTGTGACCTAGAAGTGATATCAGCATTGACAATTCATCGTCTCTGTTTTGAACTGTGTCCGGTATTTCACCGCCATAATATCTATTGAGCTTCTGAGGTCTTCTTCCTGATTTGTAGTTTTTGTAGATGGCTCTTTTTCTAGAAGAACCTCCACCTTCCCAGACTACTACGATCTTCTTCGGTCCTGTTCTATCGGAAAGATGACCCAGTGCTTTCATAAAACCGACGACGCCGCCGACGTGATTTCCATGAGAGCTCATGGTAGGGTTTGCAACGAAATGCTGCATGAAAAGATTTAATCCATCCACAAGGAGAATGGGTCGAGAAGACATCAGGCCTCCGGGTCTAAAATCTCAGACTCAAGGTCCATCGCGATAGCTCTTACTTCTTCATAAGACTCGTGATCAATAGACATGTGATCATTGTTTCTCATGATTTTAACCATAGCTCTTTCAAGTAAAAAGTCACAGAAAGCTGAGTATTCAGGATCTCTTAAGATATCGCCAAAGTCATTTTTGTAGAACTTTTTCTCGATTGATACTTCCCCGGTTTTTTCATCGTGAACCGTAAGAGTCTTCCAAGCTCCGTTTCCTCCAACCTGAACTACTTTTCCGTCATCTGTGGTTTCGGGACCGTTCTTTCTAAGAACGTCGAAGATCTGTTCATGCTCAACTATTCCTTTTCCAAAGTGAATTTCAAACATACACTCTCTAAAAGGTGGCGACACTTTGTTCTTTATAGTCTTTGCTCTTACGTTGATACCTACAACTTCCTTGTCTTTATTGGTTATTTGCTGTCCGGCGCCAAGCTTGATTCGAACAGATGAATGAAAAGGAATTGCTTTACCTCCAGGTGTAGTTGTTGGATCACCGTACATCACACCCACATTTGTTCTGATCTGGTTGAGACAGATAAACAGGACGTTTTGATTTGCAATAACACCTGTTATCTTCCTCATGCCCTTTGAGATTGCTCGAGCTTGAAGACCTATCGACTCCTTATCATAGTCACCTA